TGGTACTGTTCTATGCCCAGCATCAACTATAAATGCTTTTGCGACCGGATCTTTATCTATTCTAATTTCTTCAAAGGCTACCCCTTTAAGGTGAAGTAATGATTTAACTTTAGTGCAAAACTGGCAATTGTCCTTGCTATAAATTGTTAACATGGTATTCTTTCTTATAAATTGAGATTGAGGTCTTCTACTGAATGAGTATACTGTAGTACTAGTTTTTTATCTAACTGAGACTTATTTACCACTGAATCAAAGATGAAATTAAGTATATATTTCCCATCATTAATCCATACTGTATTATGTGGTTCGTGTGTTTTTGGATTCTTGTATATTTTGATTTCCATTGAATCAATACCATTATCATAATGGCTACACAAGTGTAGAGTATACATTATTCCTAGACTTTTTGCAATATCACAGTAATAATTTTCATGTAATAATGTCCAAGGATCCGGCCATTCTGGACTTCGGTCAGGACTGATATAATAATTTACAAACGGAGCATAACTCCATAGATGGTTTGTTTTTTCTAGTGCTTTTTCTAATGGTAAAGCACTGATATCTTCACGGAAAAGCTTCCATTCGTGAAGCCGATCACTTGATTTGAGATTCCACATTGTTGAGATTTGAGTTAAGAGTTTACGAGAGATTTTACATCAAGGGTTATTACAGTCTGATCACTGCTATTATTACTAGTACATACTATAAAAGGAGAACCAGCATTAAACATTACATCTATATCAACTCCCACTGATGCATTTTCAGTAAAAGAATCATGATAATGACATTCACTGACACCAGAATCAATTACAAATTTGATTGTACCGGTTCTGTACTTTAAATTTCTTTCTGCACTATAATTTATAATACCATGTTTAAATTTACCATGAATAGGAATATAATTAGTAGTAGCAGAATCAACAATAACACTTTTTCCAACAGTCTGATATGAATTACCAAATCTGACGGCATCAGAAATATTAGTAGACATAACTGAATATCCATTATGTTCTACTGATGGGAAAATTAAATTATCAGCTTGAGTTCTAGTGAATATATCAGCAATAGAATAATTATTATCGCTATTAAATTCAATAATTGATGAAACTGCAGAACCAGGACCTTGATACATATCACCAACATTAGAATATGTATTAAATGCACTAGTGATACCTTGAACATCTACATTGGCTAATATAGCTTGTGACCCTATTTGATTGAATAGAGAATTCATTACTTTAATGCTTGAAATATTCCCGGTATGAGTTGTAGATACCGTCACGCCATTCATTAAACTAAAAAATAAACATTTGTCAAATGTTATTTCACTGGTATTTTCTATGTCAGAAATATCAACCCCAGATGATGTGCCAATAAAATCACATTCAGTGAAATAAATTGATCTGGTATCAAAATAGTCTGATGAAATTTTAACACCTGCACTTGAAGTAACTGTCATTGGATTAATAGTTGGCCCGACAAATCTACATTTATTAAATGTCACATCAGTTGCTGCATCAATTATAGCAATGGTATTATCTAATGATTGACTAAAAACAATATCGGACATTTCTATAAATTTAGCAGTATCAGACATTCCGGCTAATATATTAGCACCAAATGCACCTGTATTATCAGTAGTTCTGAAAACACAAGAGGCAGTAACATCTGCTTGTTCAATGATGACACTATTCTTCCCTGCACCGCGTAATACACAATAGGGAGGAATACGCAATTCACCAACAATCTTATAAGTACCTGGATGAAAATTAATTACTCGTCTAGTTATAACAGGAGTTACTGAAGATAGTCTACCGTAAATTTGATCAATTGCCCGTTGAATGGCAATTCTGTCATCAATGATTCCGTCACCGACAGCACCAAAGTCTCGTATATTAACATTATCATCTAGTTTATTTTGTAATGTTCTATATGTATAACTTAGTGAATTGACACCAGTTAGTACTTCATATCCGCCAAGAAGACCTCTAAACCTATATTTGCTAAACAGTTCAAATAGGTCTGATCTTGTAGTTAATATTTCAGTTATACCTTCAATTGGTGCTCCTTCAGCAATAGTACCATTGCCAATGAATAAACGAAGCCGATCAATTGCCCAGCCGAATTCTCCTGCTGCTAATTGGCCCAGGTCTAATAATGCACCTCTGCGAACTTGTATTTGACTGACTTGTGTAACAGACATGATAGTATTACCTTTGTATCATGTATTTATGCTGATTTATTGTTTGTTTTTGTAATATTCAGCAACTCTATCCCACCACATGTTTTTATATTTTTCTAGATCAGATCCTTCTAGTACAAATTCTTGATACTGGAAATCTTGAGTACACATTAGAATAACCCCAGCTTCAATTTTGGTTTCATGTACTTCATCATGGGCTAGCATATAAGCACAAAGTTGCAAAAAGTAATCATCAATCCATTCCCTCTTCTTTGCTTTATTACTTTGCTTGAAGTCAATTATTGCTGGTTTATCTTTCCACACGCCAACACAATCAGTTGTGCCTGCATATAAACTAGGATAATATACTGGTATTTCTACGCCCCAATATTCATTGACATTGATCAACCCCTGTTCAATGATTTTATTAGCCATTACATGACTTTGCTGACTATATGGATTTGATCCTGGTTCATCTATCATGCCATTCTTGACATAATTTTCTAGCCATTTATGCATCCTTGTTCCACGACCGGCAGCTTCGGTTGTAATATTCTGAGCTTTTTCGATACCTACTCGTTTTCGCCAATTATTTAATGCATCTCTAGATTCTTGTGATTTGGTTGCATCAAGTATAGTAGTTACACTAGATACTCGTTGATTGTCCGGGGTAACATAATGTCGTTTGCCGTCAATGGTTTCCCTGTTTAGGGGTTGGTAGGTAAATTTATTGGTTATCATAACCAAACAAGTATATCACACCACAAGTAAAAAATCAACTTAATCGTGAAATTAAGTTGATTTTATTTATCCTCGTTTGTTTAACGCTCGTTTTGCCATTTGATCTATTGTAGTTTCCGGATCAACAGCTTGGGTGTTGGCATCAATATTATCTAATGAATAGTCTTCGTCATTAGTCATAGATTTCAAGTAAAGATATTTGACACCAGTAGGATCAGGTTTAATATTTTTAACTAGATTCTTTATAACTTCTTTATCCTTAAAGGCTGTTATAAGAGAATCAATATTAAACATTTCTGATCCTGGTTGATGACGCATCATATTGATTAGACTATCAACCCTGATCTTTGGAATTTGATGCATGTCATCGGCTCTGTTACGCAGAGTTTCTAACATATTGGCTAGATTGTTGATACTGATATCAACACCCTTACCACCTTCATCATCCTCAACTATAATTTCACGAACTCGCATTAGCGTTGTTCTCTTCCTAATGGTTCAGTACCACCAACTGCAGCATCTGATGCAGCAAATGCATCTCCTGCATCAGCTTCTGGTCCTTCTGAATCAAAGTCACTGGTTTCTGGAGCAGCAAGTTCTGATCCTGGCATTTCCATACCACCAGCACCCATTTGTTCACCTGCTAATTGTCTAGCAGCAACATCAGCACTTTCTCTGGCCTGGCCTAGTTTTGCTGCCATATCAGTTAAAAGTTGTCCAACTGAATTTTTAAATTGATCAGCTTCTTGCATACCAATTTGGTCGCGGATGGTGTCAATCAATGCTGGCATTTGTTCTGCTTGCATTTTGCTAACTTTTTCAACCATGTCTTGAATGGAGTCAACCATATCTTTTGCAGCTAAGATAGCTTCACTCTTGCCCATCTCGCCTTCCATTAGACGACGAGTTTCACCTAGCCATCTTTGTAGTCCTTCACGGACTAATAGAAGTTCCATGTATTTTGGATTGCGTTCAGCAGTGTGTGAACCAAAACTGTGTTTGATTCTAGTTAGATTCTCTGCAATAGATTTACTCAATCTTTTTGCTTGCGGAATGGTTAATGTATCGTAATTGATACCAAAACCAAATCGGCTTTCCATGATTTTATTCATTTTTTTAGCAGTAGAGACAGGGTTAATTTCTGATAAGTTCATAGTCGGTTATTCCCAAAGATTAAAGTATTTAGCCAACTTTAAACTTTTCCCTAAATCATTCTTGGATTGTTCAAGTTGAGTAAGATAATTGTGGTATCTACTTAAAAATACATCAGCAGCAAAGTTATTCTTTTTTGTTTTAGCTTGCTTATAATTATATTTATACTGATCAGTCTTAACTATCAACCTACCAACATCTGCATCTTGTTTTAATATTTTCTCTGCTAAATTTGTTTTGCCAGATTGTTTATACACTGTATAACAAACTGCTGCTATCTTGCTACTAAAGATATATTCTATATCACTGTAACAATAAGAAACATTCCACCAATTACCCTTCATTGGCCTAACTGCATAATTTCCTATTAAATATCCTTTGCCCCCCATATCTACTATTAATGGTGCTTGATCTTTATGTAAAGGATGATTAACTAATTCTAAAAATTCTTTCTGGGTCCATTCTTTTAAGTAAATTACTGTACGGCTTACAATCTCTTCAATCTTTGATATGTTTACGGTATTCGTGCTGTCCATTATTGTTTTTTCTAAGTAATACACCTTTGACCACTAATTGATTTGCAATATGCTGTTCATGTAAATCCAATTGTGATTTCTTTATAATGGATTCTACATTGAATTTAGCCAATAAATCAGCTTCTTCATTATTGATGGGTAGTTGTACACTATTTAACAGTTCTACGATTTTCATATTTTATTTAAATGTATTAATAAAGAAATAATTCCGGTCAGCATTGCAACAAAAATTGATGTTCCGATTGTTATTATTTGTTTACTACTTCTTTCATTACTATGAGCTAATGAGTCTTTAATAAAAATAATATGACCTTCTAGTTTTTCAACTTTACTTTCCAAACTATCTAGTTTGTCTTGCAAGTTACTATACCTTTCAGCGCAAAGCTCCACATGGGCTTCTAGACTTTTCTTTTCAATTTCAGTTGACATTCTAAATAATCCCTGTTACGGAAATTCATTTCCGTTTTACTATTTATTAAAATTATAGGGAAAACTTAAAGTATATATTTTTGAACTCACCTGAAGTATAAAAAATTGGTATATTACCCTTAACTGTCTCTGTCAAATTGTAAATTATTGGTACTTGGTCAAAATCTGTTTTTAAAAATAAGTCTGGCTCATTTGCAGGACCTAATGCATCTTTATGTTCAATATAGAATTTAAATTTCCAACATAATTGCTTGTTTGTGTACGCACTACCAAACTGATGTTCCTTCATTTGAACTACCATAGGCTGATTTGTTGTTATTGCCATTGGTTGGGCGCGTAAACTTATTACTTGTAAAATAGTTTCCCAGTTTCGTTGTTGATTTCGTTTCATTTGCAATAATGGGTCATGTTTAATGACTCCAGTATTAGTAATGTCAACTAATGTGTATCCAGTAAACCATGTGCCAGTATCATTCATTTCATATTTATTGACCATGGGAAAGGGCGGATTTATTCCGCCCTTTGTGTTTCAAAATAATTTTATTTTGAATTAAGCTGCTTTAATGCCACCAGTTGACACGCAAGTTGATCCGGCCATAGTGATTGGACCTGCACCAATTGATGTTAGTGCGCGAATAGCATCACGCAAAACTGTGTCTGTAGTCCAGCCAGTTGACTCACATAGTACGCTCATTTGACCTTGGCTACCAGTAGTAACTTGATAAGCGATGATGGTAGCTTGAGTTGATATTAAGCGTAGAACAGCTTCAACTGCTCCGCCAGCACCCATTTCAGCATTGAATGAAACACCAGTGTCTCCAATGATTTTAAACATTGTTGGACGCTTGCCACCAGTAGAAATAATGATATCTAAGTCATTAGTGCGTGGGTTTAAATTTACATCTTGATTAACGACGCCATTTGCGTCACCATTTGTACGAGCAAAAACTGCCATGATTATTTTCCTTTTAAGTTTTTACGCTTTCGCGTATAAGAATATTTATCTAATTTATAAAAATAGTGCTTCTACACTAATTAACCAGCATCGGGTAAGAATAATGGATTGGTGGGTGCCGATCTAAATTCAGGATTTACTAACTTACCCAACTTGCCACTCTTGAATGTCTTAACAAACCCTTCGCCACCAGGCTTGCCACCAGTACTAGCACGAATTCCTAAACGATCATACATATCATTTCCACCCATAGTGTGCAACTGTTCTAATACAGCGTGTTTAGCATTTAGAATTTGATGGAATGCAGCCCAAAATACTTGCCAACTTGGTTTACGCATTACATCATTCTGAAGTATTGCTTTTTGATTGTCTGATACTTTACTATTGTTCAACCAGGCAGCAAAGTCAGTAACTCCTGCTGCTTTTGCTCTAGCTACTGCATAGGTATACAGAATTGATTTCAAACTTGAGAATTTAGGTGCCGTGTAGTCGGCAATTTCATTAATTGCTGCTGCATTAGTCTTTATAAAATTGATAGCTTGATTTAATTCTTTGGTATTTGGTTTTAACTTGATTTTTGGTTTCTGTGAATTCAATACAATCAATCTTGATGTTTTATTGAACTGCTCAATAATGTTGTCTGGCATTGGTGTTAAATTACCAGTAGCATCTGCTCCAAACTTAGCAATCTTGCCATGAACTATTACAAATGCTTTAGCAGTTGCCATCTTACCACCTAAGCCAGTGGGACGAACATGGTAAGTAACTTTGTTCGGAGTGAATTCATATTCACCAGTTCTTGGATTAGCCCGTTGAGGTTCAGTGAACATAAGATCACCGGTCAAGTAACCTTTAAATTGTGATGGAGTAGCTTCTTCAAACAGATCCCATAACTCTTCATACTTTGCTGCCATTCCAGCCCGTACTTTAGCGAAAGCTTCAGGTGATTGTCCAGACTTGATTTTGCCTGTACTTTTGATTTGATAGCTTAGGCCTTCTTTGTCCAACATCTGTTCTTTGCCCCATTGATTTTTTGGAACAAATACAAATTCACCCTTGTTGTTTCTACCCCAATAGACAGCAGCACCACCATCCCATTTGAAACCTAAACTTGAGGGTGAAGAAGATGCATCTGCTAATTCTTCTAATGCTTCAATACCACCTGCAGCACCATCTACAATTAATAAATCTTCTAAGTGTTGGAATTCTCTACCAACAGTAGTTGCTTCAGTAAGTACTTCTAAAATTTTCATAGTATTTCTTCTCTCTTATTTAAAATAACTGGTAACCATTGCCAGTCCTTTTAATACTTTTTGTTTGTCATCTTCGGCTCTGGCAATAGCTTCAGGTGTTGCAGCTTTATCTCTCTTTTTAGCAGTGATATCAAGCATTGCTTTTTCAGTATATCTTTCTAAAAATCTATTCAAGAAATCATCAGGGGAACTAAAATTAACTAAATCACCCTTGCCATACATATCATTCATCTCAAAACTTAACGCCAATCCTTTAACTCCATTTACTAACTTGCTGATCTTTACCTCATCAATGTCAGTTCCAGGAAATTGTTTCAATAAAGAATTGATAGGTGTTGTTTTATCAATCGCACGACCAGTTATATCTTTGTATTCATACTTGAATATGTCATATATGAAAATCTTAGGATTACTAGTGATGGTTATCAATTGAGTGTCTTTATGCTTACTGAATGGTACATGTTTACCAGCAGAAACTTTTAATTGAACTCCTGCATGTTGAATGCTCATATCTAATAGTTCACCTAATACACTGTACATGTTACCAGATAGCAATCCTTTGACTCCATGTTCAGGAGTTACTCTAGTAGCTCCCCATGCACTCATCTTAGGTTCATGCCACATCAAATCTACTTGAACATAACTACTATCACCTATTTGAAAGATAGGATGACCTGGTTTGCTTTCAGTTAGATCAACATAGTGAGGGGTTTCTTGTTTTACAAATTCATCAGCGAGTTTATTCCAGAATGCGGTATATTGACCGTAAGTAGTACCTTCAACTGGTGGAGCAATCATTTGTAAATCTATATCACCATAAATCTTATCTGGATTTTCTACTTGATCTTTTTCATGATATGCACTTGAGCCAGTGGGTCTTCCCATTTTAACTGGTCCTAAGTTTTTAGCTGATAAGAAGTTATTAAAATCATCAACAAATTGTTGAACTACATTCAACGCAATCTTTACGACGGCTGGACGAATGATTGTTCCTTGTGTAATAGTGGTATCCCATCCACCTTCTCGGATGATATCTTTTACTTTCATGTTATGTCGCTTAATTTTCTAAACCAAGCTGCAGTAC